GTGGCTACCACCAGAATCTTTTCCAGACTTATCTAAGTATGATGAGATTGCAATTGACTTAGAGACTAAGGACCCAGGTTTAAAATCAACAGGTTCAGGTTCAGTCATTGGTAATGGTGCAGTAGTTGGAATAGCTGTAGCTGTAGAAGGTTGGTCTGGATATTATCCTATCGCACATGAAGGTGGTGGTAACATGGATAAGAATATGGTTATAAAATGGTTTACCGATGTATTAAAAACACCTGCAATTAAGATATTTCACAATGCAATGTACGATGTATGTTGGATTAGGTCTATGGGCCTTAAAATA